CCGCCACCTATGACTACGCCAGCACCTCCAGTGGCGTGTTCTTCGGCTTCTGCATTTAATCGGGTATCTCGTAAATCCCGCCCCGTTAGGGGCGGTGAAAGGAGTGAAAACATGAATGTCAATCGCAAGGTTGGCACTGGTTTTGAAAGAGACTTATGTCTGAGCCTGTCGGGTTGTGGCTTTTGGGCGCACAATCTCGCTCAGAACAGTCAAGGTCAGCCATTCGATGTGATTGCGGCTCGAAACGGTGTCAGCTATCCCATTGACTGTAAGGATTGTTCCAAGAACATTTTCAGGATGGAGCGTATCGAAGAAAACCAGTTTTCCGCTATGACGCTCTGGAAAGAAACCGGGAATGGGGAGGGCTGGTTTGCAATTAGGTTGATAACCGGTGAAGTTCGATTTATCTCCTTCTCTACGCTTTTGGAATTGTCCGTTTTGCGAACTGTGCTGTCTGCCAACGATATTAGGCGATATGGTATCACACTCGGAGAGTGGGTGTCCCAATGCAAGTAACTGTTGGCAATCAGCTCCGAATTGAAAACCCGTCTGAGCAGTTGCTCGCATGGTGCAAGAAGCAGCTCATTCTTCCCAATCCTGAGTACGCCAAGAAAGTCCGTATGCACTTTTGGGTCGGTAACACGCCTGAAAAGTTGTACCTGTTCCAATGGGACGGCGACACACTGGTTCTCCCCTACGGGTGCTTGAATGATGTGATGGCGATGGAAGATTGCCACATGAAGGTCAATCTTCCTACACCGACCGAGGTGGACTTCGGTTGCACTATTCCTCTCTATGATTACCAAGTGGAAGCCAAGGAAGCCCTGATAACAGCCTACTACGGTATTCTTCAAGCCCCTGCTGGGTGCGGTAAGACACAGATTGGGATTGCTGTTGCGGCAGATACAGGCCGAAGAACACTCTGGCTGACCCATACACGGGATTTGCTCGTACAGAGTAAAAGCCGAGCGGAGCAGTACATGAGTCCTTCTTTGACTGGCACGATCACCGAAGGTAGGGTTCAAATCGGTAAGGCAATCACTTTCGCAACGGTACAGACCATGTGTAACCTCGATCTGAACCAGTACCGTGATGTTTGGGATTGTATCATCGTGGACGAGTGCCACCGTGTAGCTGGAACCCCGACCGCCATGACGCAGTTCTCAAAGGTGCTAAACGCTCTGGCAGCTCGACACAAGTACGGGTTGTCCGCTACGGTTCATCGAGCAGACGGTATGATTGCCGCCACCTACGCCCTGCTGGGCGGGATTGCTTATCAGGTGCCGGACAAAGCGGTGAAAGACAAGATCATGACCGTCAGCGTTTTGCCCCGTGCCACACACCAAGGACTCAGCCGTGAGTTTTTGGACACGGACGGTACGATCATCTACGCCAAACTGGTCAATTTCCTCGCTGACCGTTATCCCCGAAATAACCTGATTGTCGCTGATCTCGTGGCAAATCGAGATCACTACAATCTCATTCTCTCTGACCGGCTGACGCATTTGGAAACCCTGATGAACAGGCTTCCGCCCGACCTGAGAAAACAGGCGGTCATGATTGATGGGAAGATGACCACGAAGAAAGCCAAGGCTCTCCGAGAGCAGGCCATTGAGGAAATGCGGCAGGGGCGCAAGCGGTATCTGTTCGCCACTTACTCTCTGGCAAAAGAGGGCTTGGATATTCCTCGGCTCGACCGTCTGTACCTGACCACACCGCAGAAAGACTACGCTGTAATAACTCAGAGCATTGGTCGTATCGCTCGTACCTTCGAGGGAAAGGGAGAACCCATCGCTTATGACTATGTGGACGATGGTATCCAGTACCTTGTGCGAAGCTACAAAAAGCGGTGTACCACCTACCGGAAAGCGGGGTGCAAGTTCATTGACGGAGAGAACTGATATAAAGGTTCTCGTTGCCTGCGAGGAAAGTCAAGCTGTCTGTATTGCATTTCGGCGTTTGGGGTATGAAGCCTACTCCTGTGACATTCAGGAGTGTTCAGGCGAACACCCGGAATGGCACATTAAAGTGGACGCTCTACTGTTACTTGGACGGTATCTGGTTTTCAAAACCGAAGACGGAAAAGCTCATTATGTTGAGCGGTGGGATTTGATAATTGCTCACCCGCCTTGCACTTTCATGAGTAATGCGGGAGCGTGTCGAATGTATCCTCGTAAGGGTCAAATTGATAAAGCTCGATTTCAAAAGGCGATGGAAGCCAAAGCGTTTTTCCTTCGATTTCTAAATGCTGACTGTGATCGAGTGGCTATTGAGAACCCCCGCCCTCTCAAAATCGTTGAATTGCCAAAAGAAGATCAGCGAATACAGCCCTATCAATTTGGCGATCCGTGGAGTAAACTCACCTATCTTTGGCTGAAAAATCTTCCGCCGTTGGTTTACACCAATGTTCTTGCAGAATATAAGCCCTTTGTTCCTGCTGGAACAGGCCGCAAGGCGGGGGGGGGACAGCTACGGGGCAAGGATACCTCACAATTCCAAAGCCCGTTCAAAAACATTCCCCGGTATTGCGGACGCTATGGCGCAACAATGGGGCGCAGTATTAGGAGGTGATACTACTGAACCTTGAACCATTCATTTTTGACTGCGAGGTGTTTGCCTATGACTGGCTTTTCGTCTTCAAGAACAAGGTCACGAAGGAATATACCGTCATCTGGAATGACAATGAAGCGGTCGAGCAGTTCATGACCCAAGAACCCTTATTGGCGGGGTTCAATAACAAGCACTATGACCAATTCATTCTGAAAGCGGTTCTCTCTGGCTTCACGCCGGAGGAAATCAAGGCAGTCAACGATTTTATCATCGTTGGTGGTCACGAGGGCTGGGAGTACGCCCCTCTCCGTGACTGCGGGATTTTCTTCGATCAATATGACCTGATGGACGATTGCCAGATGGGTTTGTCCCTGAAAGCAATCGAAGCTCACCTCGGAATGGACATTCGTGAAACCACCGTTCCGTTCAGTATCGACCGCCCTCTGACTGAGGACGAGAAGCGAGAGGTCGAGTTCTACTGCCGACACGATGTTGACGCAACCGACAGGCTGGACGATCTTCGCCAAGGCTACCTGTCCAGTAAGCTCACGCTGGGTCGTGAAAAGGGGCTGTATCCAGCAAAAGCCCTTTACATGACCAACGCCAAGCTGACCGCTGCTTACCTTGACGCAGAGCAGAAACCACACTATGACGAGCGGGAATACCAGTATCCGCCGAAGCTGCTTCGTCAGTACATTCCGCAGGAAGTGTTCGACTTCTTTGAACGGTTGAAGGATAAGAGTATCCCTGATGAAGTGGTATTCAAGGAAAAACTCGATCTGATGGTAGGCGGCTGTCCTTGCACCATCGCCTACGGCGGTATCCACGGTGCTATCCCGTGTTACCGAGAGGAAGCCACGGAAACCCGCTCTATCCGCAACAAAGATGTTGCAAGCTACTACCCACACCAGATGACCTTGAACGGTTATTGTAGCCGAAATATTCCCTCCCCCGATGTGTATGCCGCCACCATTGAGCGGCGTGTTAAGGCAAAGAGGGCTGGTGATAAGGCTACGGCGAACGCTTTGAAGCTGGTGCTGAACACCACCTACGGCGCTATGCTGAACCGCTACAACGACCTGTATGACCCGCTCATGGGGCGCTCGGTCTGTATCTCAGGCCAGTTGCAGTTGCTTGAAATGGCGGAACATCTTGTTCAGGATTGCCCCACTTTGAAGATCATTCAGCTCAACACCGATGGTATCATGGTCAGCCTTGATGACTGCGATGTTCCCGTGTATCAGGAGATCACGCAGGAGTGGCAGGACAGAACCGGCTTTGAGTTGGAGGAAGACCTTATCAAGATGATCTGTCAGAAAGATGTGAACAATTATGTCGAGGTTCCCTTCGAGGGCGACCCCAAAATCAAGGGTGGCGTTCTCGTTCGTGGGATTGCCCCGGCAGGAGCGTTCAACATTAATAACAACGCTTGTGTGGTCGCCAAGGCGGTCAAGGATTATCTGGCCTACGGCGTTCCGGTCGAAGATACCATCATGAGCTGCGACCGCCTGCTGGACTTCCAGTTGGTCGCCAAGGCCGGGAGCAAGTATGGTGACGCTCTCCATGAGGTAGACGGTCAGATGGAGGTCGTGCAGAAGGTCAACCGGGTATATGCCACGGAAGACCATCGGTGCGGAACCCTCTACAAAATCCACCTTGGCACTGGCAATCCCGTCAAGATTGCCGGACTCCCCGCAAAATGTGTCGTGGACAACGACAATCACCTGACGATTGATGTGGTTGACCGTGACTGGTATATCCGGCTGGCACGGCGTTATGTCCGAGATTTCCTCGGAGAGAAGCCGCCCAAGCGAAATACCCGCAGAGTTAATTCCATCAAGAAAAAATTATTAGAAATGTTGGAGGTATAAATATGGCTACTACCAAGAAAGCCGCTGAGACTGCGGCGGTGGATTATTCCACCATGAATGTATTCCAGAAGTTGCAGCTTGCCCGTGTGCGCTTCCTCGAAGCTGGCGTGGATAAGAGCGGCAAGCACATGAAGCTCGAATATAAGTATTTCGAGCTGGCGGACATTGTTCCCAAGGCCGAGCAGATTTTCCTTGAAATCGGTCTGATGATGGTTCCGTCCATGTACGGCGACAAGGCGACCGCTCGTGTCTACAATGTCAATGACCGTGAGGACTTCATTGATTTTGTTGCACCGTACACCCCCATCGCCCCCATCGTGTCCAACGCTGGTAATCAGGTCACAAACGAAATGCAGGCGACCGGCAGCTCCATCACCTACATTCGCCGCTACCTGTGGCAGCTCGTTTTGGACATTGTGGAGCATGACAGTATCGACAGCGGTGAGTTTGACACAACCCCCGCCCCCGCTCCCGCCGTCACCAAGAAGCCCCCTGTGACCACTGAACAGCGTCAGGAGATCAAGAAGGAACTGACCGGCGCTCCTGCTGGTGCTGCCACTGAGGAACAGGTCGGTACGCTGAAAAGCCTGCTGAAAAAGCTCATGGATATTGACGCAGAGCAGGAACAGTTCGTGCAGACCATCGCCATGAAGACCGAAGGTTTCTCCAAGATCGAAGCCGACAAGTGTGACGCTCTGATCGAGGGCGTGAATAATATGCTGGCTGGCTACGAAATGAAAACGGCGAAGGAGGGCTAAGGTATGATTGAAATTGATTGCCGTAAGTGCGTCAATGCAGACTTGGAAGCGGATTGCTGTAAGCTCTACGGTAACAACCCTGATACTGCCGTTCGGGAATGTGCCGCTGACGAATTTGTGAATTATAAGGAGGTAAACAAAAATGGAATGGCTTGACGGCAACAAAATCCAGATTATCCCTCCCAAGCGTCCGAAGAAGCTGACCGGCACTCGCTTTGCTACTATCCTCGGTCTGAACCCGTGGTCTACGCCGTTCGAGATTTGGTGTGAAGTGACCCGTACCTATCAGAAGCCGTTCGAGGATACGATCTACACCATCGCTGGTAAGACCATCGAACCTAAGCAGGCCGAGTACATGAAGCAGACCTACTTCATGAGCAATCTGGTCACGCCGACCGACATTTGGGGCAAAGACTACTTCCACCAGACCTACGGTGACTTCTTCAAGGAAAGTCCCGTTCTCGGCGGTATGTGGGACTACTTGCTCTATGGCAAAGACGGTAAGCCCACCACCGTCCTCGAAATGAAGACCTCCAAGCGTGTCGAGGACTGGAAGGACGACATTCCTGAGTATTACGCTTTGCAGGCGGCATTGTACGCTTACCTTCTCGGCGTAGACGAGGTTATCATGGTTGCTTCCTTCCTCGAACCCAAGGACTACGATGACCCTGAGAAGTTCGTGTGCAGCGGTGAGAACACCATCACCCGTCCCTTCAAGGTGTCCGAGCGGTATCCTGACTTCGAGAAGAAGTATGTGAAGCCTGCCCTGAAATGGTGGAAGGAATATGTGGAAAGCGGCATTTCCCCCGCCTTTGACGAGCGCAAGGACGCTGAAATCCTGAAAGCCCTCCGCACTAACAACCTGTCCCCCGAAACGGACATGGCGGCGCTGGTCAAGGAAGCCGAAGACCTGAAAGACACCATGGAACGGATTTTGGCTCATGAAGGTATCCCGGACATGGAAAAGCGGTACAAGGTTGTGACTGACATGATTAAGAAAGCCGCAATCGCTCAGTTCCGTGACGGCGACAAGAAGGTGTCTATCGCTGGCTCTGCCTATAATTGGGAAGTCAGCCGTACTTCCACCACGAAGATCGACAAGGACGCTATGAAAGCGGACGGTATTCTGGCGAAGTACACGACCACCGAGGACAGCTACCGCATTTCCCCAAAAATCATTAAGGAGGATTGACCTATGAAATTTTCCAAGTTCGTGAAGTCCCTCGCCCCTGATGGCGGTGCTATCTACGAGTACATGGACGAACGCTGGCTTGCTTCCCCGTCCGTACTCATGCTCATTCCCGATGGTATCCGCAGCGTGACCGGTTACAGCAACGAGAAAATGCCTGACGGGATTGGTCGCCTGATTTCTCAGGTTGGTTGCACCGAGTACGCCACGCTGGTCAAGGCGGTAATGCCTGAGCCGGACGGTGCAATCAAGGATTGTGTCCGTATCTTCGCCACGCAGGACAGCACCATGACCCTCCCCGTCACTAACGATGACTGGTCGCTGATCGAGAAGTCTGACTTCTGCGAAATCCTGTACGCTTACGATCTGGAAAGCGACAAGAGCGTACCGAAAGCCCTGCTGGTCAAGCAGTACGCCAAGTACCCCGATGATGAAGACCAGTTGGTTGGTATCATCTTCCCCTGCGAGTACACAGAACAGCTCAATTTCTACACCATGAAGGAGGACAAAAACAATGGCTAAAATCGGACTTACCGAGGGTTTTACCCTCATTCCCGAAGGTACTCATGTCTTTCAGATTACCGATGTGAAGTACAAGGAAGACTTCGGCAAGCTGGAAATCTATATGCAGACGCAGAACGGCTCCAAGCACATCGAACGCTTCTCCCTGCTGAAATCCGATGGCTCTCCCAACGAGGGTGCCTACAACGCTTTCAGCTACTTCGCCAAGACTGCGCTCGGCAACTTCGACCTGACCGAGATCGACCACACCGACCTGATTGGTCACTTCATCGAGTGCGACATTGAACATGATGTTCAGGAGAACAAGAAGAAGCCCGGACAGAGCATTACCTTCGTCCGTTTGGCCGATAAGCGCCCCTCTGAGGGCTGGGCTGGCGCTGGCAATACGGTTACTGCCCCCGCTGCTAAAACCGCTCCTGCGGCTTCTCAGGTCGCTCCTAAGACCCCGATGGATTTGGCAGCTCTCCTTGGCTGATACCGAGTGCGAGGGAGGGCTAATTTGAAAGGCTCTCCCTCGCCAATGGTATGTTGAAAACTGTGTTGAAAGTGAGGATAAGCTACAATGGCAGAAGCCTATTATTGTCCGCTCTCTAAGGTTCAGCGTCATGCTGAAATCTGCAAGGAGATCAACGATCTCTACGAGCGCAAGAACCATGACTACGGTGACAGCTTCCACCAGACCTTCGTTGAAGAAGGAATGGCGATGGCTCGTATCCGGTTGGGAGATAAGTTCAGCCGCTTCAAGACTCTCTCCCGTGGCGGTGAGCAGAAGGTCAATGACGAGTCTATCCGGGATACCCTGATTGACCTCGCCAACTACGCCATTATGACGGTGGTGGAAATGGAGGTTGCCGATGACGCTGAATGATTATCAGAAAGCCGCCGAGCGCACTTCCGGCGACCTGACTTCATGGGATAAGGTTCGCAACGGCTGTTACGGTTTGAACGGCGAAGCCGGAGAGTGCATTGACATTCTGAAAAAGACCGAGTTTCAGGGTCATGCCTTCGACCCGATGAAGATGGTTGACGAGCTGGGCGATGTTCTCTGGTATGTCGCACAGTTGGCGACCGGCTTGGGTGTGACCCTCGAATATGTGGCACAGCACAATGTCGATAAGCTGCTGGCTCGTTATCCTGACGGGTTCGACAGCGAAAAGAGTATCCATAGAAAGGAGTACGAAAATGGCTAAGATTTTCAAATTCACAGGTTATTTCGTTGACCCCGCTGGTGATTGTAGCAAGCAAGATGTAAAGACCGCTCTCGAAGAAGTTACAACTAAAGCTCTGGACATCTTTTCACACCATGTCGAGGTGAAAGAAGTAGAACTTGGGGAGTGGGACGATAGCCACCCTCTCAATATGTGCGATTGCCCTGTGAGCGAGTGTGAGAAATATTTCGGGGAGGGTTATCATGCCTGACTGCTTTTCCAAGTCCGAAGTGACCGATTTTCTGAACTTCATGAAGCTGCCTGACGGAACCTCTGTTGTTTCTGATGACATGATGGAGTACCTGATGGCCTACGGCTTCTTTACTGCCCCTGCTTCCACCAAGTACCACGGCAATTACGAGGGTGGTCTTCTGGAACACTCCTACATGGTCACGAAGTACCTCCTGACGCTCACTCAGGACAATCACCTGATCTGGCGTAAGTCCCGTTCTCCCTACATCGTGGGTATGTTCCATGATCTGTGCAAGATCGACCAGTACCGTCACCCGGTAGCAGGTCACTTTGAAGAATTTAATGGTGGGCGTACACCAATCTATGACGAACGGGCATGGGAGTACAACCCTGACACCCTTCTGAAAGGTCACGGCGATAAGTCCGTCATGCTTCTCTCTCAGTTCTACACACTGACTGATGAAGAAATCATGTGTATCCGCTATCACATGGGCGCTTTCACCGACAAGTCAGAGTGGAATGACTACACCCGTGCTGTTCGCAACTACCCGAATGTGCTGTGGACACACCAAGCCGATATGCTGGCAAGCCATGTTGCGGGGGTGTGAAGTATGTATATTCCAACAGTTTCTTTCGATTTCAATGGCGTAATTCATTCCTACCGAAGCGGGTGGAAGGGTGCTGCCGTTATCCCTGACCCTCCCGTAGAAGGGATTAAAGAGGTCATTGAACGACTCATAAGCGATGGTTTATGTGTGGTCATCTGTTCTTCTCGTGCGGAGTCCTTTGAGGGACAAACGGCGATTGCTGAATGGCTGAAACACTACGGGTTCCCTATGGTGCAAATTCAAGCGAGAAAAGTTCCCTCCATTGTTCATGTCGATGACCGTGCAATCTGTTTCGATGGCAGAGCAAACAACCTCTACGAACAGATTGTCAACTTCAAACCTTGGTATGAAAGGGAGTCTGAAAATGAAAATCATTGAACCTTCTGTGGAGCTTATCAACGCTCCCGATTATAAGACCCTTCTGACCACCATCGAAGCCGCAGGGCGCACTTGCTATAAGTCCGAAGACAAAATCACGGACGGGAGCGCAGAGAAGTTCGTCCGGGGCATTATCAAGCGGGATCACGAAGCTGTCATTGAGCATGGCTCTCTTACCGTTCGCTTCATCTGCGATCGGGGCGTGAGCCACGAGATCGTCCGTCATCGTCTGGCGGCGTTCTGTCAGGAGTCTACTCGGTACTGCAATTACGGCAAGGAGGGCTTCGGCGGCGAGATCACCGTTATTCGTCCCTCGACCTTCGCCAAGACCGACTCGACCTACCACATCTGGAAGCGGTCGTGTGAACACGCTGAGGTCGCCTATTTCGATCTGCTGAACGAGGGTTGCACCCCGCAGGAAGCTCGATCTGTCCTTCCGAACAGTTTGAAAACCGAGGTGGTCATGACCGCTGATCTCAGAGAATGGCGGCATTTCTGCCGTATGCGTTGTCCCGTAGCGGCTCACCCCGATATGCGGGTCGTTGCCAATATGCTCCTGACCCTGCTGAAACAGACCTATCCCGTCTTCTTCGAGGACATTGAGGTATGAGGATTAAGAAAGCTGGCGGCAAGGTGTTCGGTGCGGTCTTAACTGCCGCCGAGAAGAAAGCGATGGACATGGAAATCAATCGTCAGATTGTGGAAGCCGACAGGCGCTACGCCGATGACATTGACGCTATGGTGCTTTACACCCTCCATGTTCACCTTGGTTTCGGCAAGAAGCGCCTGCGGAAATTCTATGACGCTTTCTCCGCCGAGCATGACCGCCTTATCCAGTATTATCAAATGCCGGACGATTACACATGGCTCTGCAAAGAAATGTTGAAGCGTATCGGCGTTGATGTTGAAGCATGGAACAAAGAAAGGAAAGAACCCGATGAAACTGAAAAGCATTGACGGTAAAGTGCCGTATATCATGGCTGCTGGAAAGGACTTCGTGAAAGATGAAATGTCGCTGGCGGCGGCAGAGCAGATTTGTTCCCGTGGAACACAGACCGCCAGCAATCTCTTTCCCGATTTCCCCATCTGCGTAGATGGCAAGTTCTATTTTGCTGGAACCTCGACAAAGCCCAAGTCCAGCAAGTCTAAGACCCCTTGCGAGGGCTGAGATTTTCAATCTTCCTGTGGCTCGTCACCGTTATCGCTGTCCTCTGTCTGAAATTACCCACGGTTGAGGTTGAAGAACCTTCTCCCGTTGTCGAGGTGGTAGAGGTAGTCACCCCGGAGCCAGAGCCGGAGGTGGCACCTCAGCCGTGGACAGACGAGGAAGTGATTGTACTGGCGAAAATGCTATGGGGAGAAGCCAGAGGGGTCAGCTCTGACGCTGAGAAAGCTGCTTGTGTGTGGTGTGCGCTCAACCGTGTCGATCACGGCTACGGCGACATTATAACGGTCGTGACTACACCCAAACAATTTGTAGGGTACAACGAGGAAAACCCGGTCGATGATGGTTTGATTACTCTCTGTATAGATGTACTGACCCGCTGGTACGCAGAGAGAGAAGGTCAGGTTGAGGTCGGTCGTGTCCTCCCTGCGGATTACTTGTGGTTCTCTGGCGATGGCAAGAGAAATCACTTCCGCAACGCCTACCGTGGCGGTGATAGATGGGATTGGTCTTTACCGAGTCCGTATGAAAGCTGAGGTAAGCCTATGAGCTATTTGAATATACCCGCCGAACTTCGAGGGGAAAAGGCATGGGTCAATGTGTGGGACGAGTCAAAGGTTCCCATGCAGGCCACCGTGAGAAAGGCGGCTTCTTCCTCTAATCCTGATACATGGTCGAATTACATTGACGCTGAACACAATGTCCAGCACGGCTACTATGACGGTCTTGGCTATGTGTTTCACGATACAGGGGTTGTAGGTATCGACATTGACGATGGCTTTACTGATGGGCTTCTAAACCCGCTGGCGGCTGACATTATCGGTCATTGTCAGTCCTACACGGAAAAGTCCAGAAGCGGGAGAGGGGTTCATATTCTCGTTCGTGGTGAGCTGCCCTTCAAGGGCAAGAACAACCGTGCCGCCGTGGAGATTTACAAGAGCAATCGGTACTTCATCATGACCGGCGAGGTTTTGATCTTCTCCGAGATTATTGAAAACCAGTCAGCGATTGACTATGTAATCGAGAAGTATTTTCCCGACACGCCAAAGGAAAGTAGCTCAGGTACGGTCGCCCCTCAGCGTATCTATTCTCCCATCTATCGCCGCCCTGAAAACGGCAAGCTGCATTTGAAGCCTGAATACCCGCCTATCACACCGGGAAGCCGGAACCTCAGCCTGACTTCTCTGGCGGGTCAGCTCCATAACCAAGGATACACCAAAGCAGAGATTTACAAAGAGCTGTTATACGCCAATCAACAGGCTTGCAAGCCGCCGCTCCCTCAGTCCGAGGTCGAGTTGATTGTTAACAGCGTGACCAGATACAGGAGGTAATTATGAAACCTTATCAGCGTGGCGATGTTGTTGTCATTGATGTTCCCATGCTTGCCAACAGTCATATTCAGGCCGGTAAGCGTCCGTGGGTGGTTGTGCAAAACAATGTCGGCAATCAGTTTTCTTCCACCAGCATTGTCGTTCCCCTGACCACTAAAATCAAGCGACTGGAAATGCCGACCCATGTGGCGGTCACTTGGGGTTCTTTACAGCCGAGCATGGTTGAATGTGAACAGGTGCGTGTCGTAGATATATCCGATGACTGGGAGTACATCTGCACTCTGCCGCCTGAGATCATGCGTCATGTGGACACCGCTTTGAAGAACGCTTTCTTCTATGGGAGGGGGGGGAGGTATAAATAATGACAAAACTCGAATATGACAGTTTGCAGATGGCGTTATCTGCCCTACTTGATAAAGAGCGGATATATCGCAAGCGTATAAGCGGTAGTGAACAAGACGGTTATAAGATGGGTGTCCGAGCTTGTAAAAGCGCACTTTCCAACTTTAACCCAAACAGAAAAGACAAGAGGGGTGAAATCCATGAGTGATGAAGTTATGACAGCTCCCGAAGAACAGGCTCTTTTCCAGCTCTCCAATGGTCGCTACATCATGGACGAAGCTCAGTCCAGAGTGATGTTTCAGATTAAAGAAGCACAGCCGGAGCATAGCCACCCGATCAGCGGCACGGGGTATTCGTGGGACGAGTCCGGCATGGCGGAGTTGTTCTTCGAGTGCTACAAGAATGATACCCGCTACTGCCCCGAAGCGAAAAGCTGGTTCACCTACTCCGAGGGGGCATGGCGCAAGGACACGGGTTCTCTGCTGGTAGCGGAAAAGATCAAAGAGTTCTGCCGCCTGATGGCTCTCTATTGCGGTGAGATCACCAATGAAGAACGCCGCACCGAGTACATGAAGTTCATCGTAAAGATGGGCGACCGGCGCTTCCGTGACCGGCTGATGAAGGACGCTGCCAGTGTGCTTCCTATCGCTTCGGCAGAGTTTGACGCAAACCCCTACCTTATCAACTGCAAGAACGGAACTTTCGACCTCGAAAAGATGGAGTTCCGGGAGCATGATTGGAAAGACTTCCTGACCATGCAGACCAACTTCAACTACACCTTGCAGGACGCACGGTGTCGCCGCTGGGAGAAGTTCGTTGCAGAGGTCACTTGTAATGACGAAGACAAGGCTGACTATCTTCAAAAGGCGCTGGGGTACTCCATGCTGGGTATGGCGAACGAGGAATGTATGTTCATTCTCCATGGCAAGACCACCCGCAACGGCAAGTCCACCATGCTCTCGGCAATTCACCACCTTCTCGGTGACTATGCTTCCGTGTCTCCCGTGTCGATCATCTGCAAGGCGGAGCGCTCGAAGAACGCCGAAGCAGCAAACCCCATGCTGGCTTCCCTGAAAGGCAAGCGGTTCGTCACAATGGCAGAGAGCAACCAGTATGGCAAGCTGGACGAAGAAACGATCAAGCAGCTCACAGGCGGCGAGGAAATCAAGGCTCGGAACCTCTATGAGACTGCCACGACCTTCCTGCCGCAGTTCACCCTTTGGCTTTCCTGTAACGATCTTCCCACCGTCAGCGATAAGTCCCTGTTCGCTTCCGACCGTGTACGGGTCATTGAGTTTAACCGCCACTTCACCGAAGCGGAGCAGGACAAGAACCTGAAAAATGAGTTCCAGACACAGGAAGCTATGCAGGGCATTTTCGCTTGGCTGGTCGCCGGATACTTCAAGTACAAGCGGTTCGGTCTGAAAATGTCCCCCGCCATGCGGAAGGTGGTCAATCAGTACGAGCGTGACAACGATCTGTGCTTGCAGTTCCTCGAAGAACGCTGTGAACAGGCTGAGGGGGTCAACACCCGCTCGAAGTCCCTTTTTGACGCTTACAAGATTTGGTGCAAGTCCAACGGGTACTTTGCCTGTTCCGCCAAGCGGTTTAACGCTGACATGGAGACTCACCCTGAGTGGCACGGCGGCAAGGTTGTGTATCAGGGCTACCCCGTCTACAAGAACCTCAGACTGAAAGGAGCGTCTTAATGAACCGGTCATGTAATTCTATCCTCTGCCGTTTCGGTATCCACACAGCAGACCCGTATGTTCACATTCAGGTCAGGTGTCGGAATGGTTCTCACCGTTGGCAAAGCAATTATGAAGTCTGCAAGCGTTGTGGTAAGCGGCTGAGAAAAATCCGCATTACAAAGGAGCGTCCGTGATGAAGTGGAAAAGGATTAAGTGTTTCCTGACTGGCGGACACCGCCTGTACGATAAGAACCTTCAAACCATTCATGACACAAATGGGTATCACTTCATTAACTACTGCGTGAAGTGCGGTAAGGTGTTCGCTGCGTTCATGGCGGAAGCTGAATTGAATGGCCTGATCGACCAAGGCATTGAGCAGTTCAGAAAGGAGAGATTGTATGATCGCAACGACTGAGGAACAACGCCTACTGGAAAAGTGGCAGAAGAAGCTATGTTTGCAGGAGTGGCGCATAAAGCTCGTCACTCACCTTCGCCCCGAAGAAATGTCTGTCAGTAATGCAACTGGGTGTACGGATTGGTCGGAGTCCATCAAGACCGCCCGTATTGAGATTATCAATCCCGCCTGCTACGGCGACCGCATTGTGCCGTTTGATTTTGAAAAGACGCTGGTACATGAGCTGCTACACCTGAAATTCTCATTCTGGTGTCAGGACGAGTACAGCGTAGCTGACAGGCTTATGCACCAGTACATTGACGATCTCGCAAGAGCATTTACAGAGGTGAACAACGATGAATAATGACGCTGTGAGAGAGTTGCTGAACGCCATTGGTGCTTTGGCTGAAATGTCTCTGAATTTTTACAGGGCTTTACTCAATGCTGGTGCGACCAAAGAAGAAGCCTTTGTGCTGTTGCAGTCGTTCATCTCTGCTTCCATTCACGGCAACAAGGAGGAAAGCGATGAAAACTGAGAAAAAGAACCTCCGCCGTATTTCCATCGTAGTCACGGCGCAGACCAAGGGAAACCTTGAACGGCTGGCGGCGGTCTGCGGGTATTCAGAGATCGGTCGAGTGGTTGACAAACTCACCCGTGAGAAGATGATCGCCCTCCATGACTTTGAAAGAAAGGAGAAGCACTATGAATGATGTAATGGAGCAAATCAAAACGCTTTCTGCCACCTTGGACGAGGAAACCACCCGCTTTCACCCTACCGGCAGACTGCTATTGCTGGGTTCCTACGAGAGCGTATTTCTAAAAGCGGTCAAGCGCAAGGCTGACCTGTTGGGTATTGACTGTGACCTCACTCAATACCCCTGTCCTCCGTACAAGGCCGTGGTGGTGGACAGAGAAACCGTCCCGTCTGACATTAAGCTCGCAGCCGAGGTTGACATTGACCACTCCTACTCACAGGGAATGTCATCGGTGTCTCAGGCAACTTTGGCGCTCCTGCTTGCGTTGGACTTGGTTCACGCTAAGGACATTACTATTGTAGGCCGGGGTCACGCTGTTCAGAACTTGGCAAAATACCTCACCCTCGGTAATGCAACTGTGACGGTGGCGCACTCCAAAACCAAGAGTCTCTTGCAGGCCACAATGAACCGTGATGTGGTGATTTACGCCACGCCGACTATCACGAAGGACATTTCCTACAACACCCGCGATCTGGTCATCGACCTCGGCAACAGCGTTCCCCACCCTGACCGCTTCAACTGTCCCTATGTGAACAGAATTGGTCAGCTTACCGTGAGCGTGTTGCTCAACCGCTTTGCAAGAAAGGAGCATAGGACATGAGTGACATTCTGACAACTATCGCCGCCGTTGAATGGATTGTTGTAGGCTGTCTATTCCTCTGGCGACTGCGCCACTGGAACCGCCGCTTTTCGGAACTCTATGACGAGCTGCGAAAGGAGATCGACCATGAATAAGGAAGACGCTCACATTGTTGTAGCGATGGCAAACCACAACATGAATGTCACTAATGTTGCCCGTGCTATTTTCGTACACAGAAATACCGTTCTCTATCACTTGAATAAGGTGAAGCAACAGACCGGCTTGGACGCTCGGTGGTTCTATGATTTGGTCGAGTTGGTGAAGATGGCTCAGGAGGTGTTGGAAAATGGGTCTTGATATTACAATCATGGCACGCAAAGATGTCCGTTGCCCTCATTGTGGCGAGGTCATCACCACGGTAGATGTTGCCAGCACCGACAGCAGCGGTAGTCTTTGGTACGACTTTCTGGAAAAGCTCGGCTACTATGTTCCTTATGAGAAGCGAACCAAGGAGAACGACTGGTACGGCAAGGACATGGTTCTTGACAACGAGCAGGCAAAGCAACTCGCCGACTATGCCGTGAAAAAAGAGGTCTACAACTGGGACGACGTGGAGTGGATTGTGACGGAAGCACTCGCCCACGGAAATAAAGTGGTCATCAACGCCGACTGGTAGTTAGGTGACAAAGGTGATAAAGGTGAGTGTTTTTGCAAAGACTTTTTTCAAATTGGCGTGTTTTGAAAAATTGTTTTTCGTATTTTAGGTGAGTTAGGTGAGTAATCAGGCATAAATGCCTATAACTCTCTCTTATACGCGCGTATATAGAAATAGTTATAGGGAAATGCACCCAATTACTCACCTTTATCACCTTGGCGACTTTGAAAGGAGAAAACGACTATGGCAGATGAAATTGTAAAGAAACGCACCCGGCCTGATCGTAAGGAAGCCATGAGCGTCCATACGGAACCGGGTGACAATAGAAAATATCTGGAACATTCGATGGTCATGTTGGATTGGCCTGATGTGAATGTGAGAGAACCTGAACAGGTCAAAGAGCGTATGGGAATGTACTTTGCTCTATGCGCTCAGGACGATATGAAGCCCTCTGTTGCCGGTATGGCATTGGCTTTTGGAGTGGACAGAAAGACGATATGGGCATGGGCAAATGGGGTGGATAGTAAGACGCTACCCGCCGAAAGCCGTAACTTAATTAAAAAGGCGTATCAACTTTTGAACGCTCAGATGGAAAGTTATATGCAGAACGGAAAGATCAATCCGGTCGCCGGTATCTTCCTGATGAAGAACAACATGGGCTATGCGGACAAGCAGGAGGTTGTGTTGACACCCAACCAGCAGCTCGGAGAGCAGGTTCCTGCCGAGGACTTGGAGAAGAAGTATCTCGAAGATGTGATGGGTGCGTCCAGCGACTATGACCCGGAAGACTGAGCGACTTTCACGACTTTTGCGACTATGGCTTACGACTATGCCGAGCGACTTTACGACTTTCGCCCGAACGACTTTACGACTTTCTGGCGAGGGTCTGCGACTATGATAGAGCTGCCGATCTCCCGCTCCGGGGTCGGCGGCTTTTTCTTTCCCGACTGATCGGCGGCGGGTTTTACCGGGGCGGCGTGGGCGCTGCCGGGGTTTTGGCCTGATCTGAAAGCGGGAATATTTTTCATCCCTTTATATTGTATAGCTGCCCTATTTGCAAAAAATCTTGATTATTTTTTATATTTACGCTTGACAGGTAAATGCAAATGTGCTATCTTGTATTTACCGAAAGGCAGTAAATGCAAATGCACCTTGAAAATTAAATCCCCGTACATTTCCCCATGTAGGCCGGTGAAATAGGCTTTCAGCGTATCAAGGCCGAAAATGAGAAAACGGAACGGAATATATTATGAAAGGCTGATTGTTATATGAAAAAGATTTTTGATTTACCCGTTTGCGGGTATGACCGGGCAAAAAGTTTTTACGGAAAGGCAAAAATCATTGAAACGGAAAACGGCGAAAAAGTTTTACAGTCTTATAATACTTTTGTTTGCCGTATCACGGCGGCGGGGCGGTTCGTTCGTATGTGGGGCGGTTATTCTGCTACTACAATGCGCCATGTGAATAGTTTTCTTTCGTTCTATGATATGAACGGCGGCGGGAAATCGTGGTGGGATATGCAGCCGGTAGAAATGGAAAAGCCGAAAGCGGCGGATATGACCCCCCCGCCGAAAGTTTGAAAGCCATGCATAAACGCCGTGCAGCTAACAGCGTGAATTGTTGAAAGGGGTGTATCACATGAAATTCAAGACAACGCAAAAGGCAGTAAAGGCCGGTTATTCCACAATTATTTGCGTTTCCTATTGTAGTTTACAGTATCTTTTGAATTATGAAAGCCCGGTTGCCTATACACAACGCCGGGAAGGGTGGGCGGCTGATATTTACGATATGGGCGGCGGGGTTGCCATTGTAACCGGGTATGCCCCTTTCGGAAATATCCGCCCCACTTGTGAACAGGTGAAAGCCGTGGAAGAACAGGCCGAAAAAATCCGCTATGATTATAGCCTTTCCTATGAACAGCAGCGGGAAAGCCTGAAAAGCCTTGCAAGGGATTTTATAAAGGGGGTTTGCAATCATGAATAAACGGGAATATTGCGAAAGCCGGGAAAGTATCGCCTATTATAGCGGCTTGAATGGCCTTGAAATCAAGGGCATTGAATACGGCATTAACGATTATGTTTATTGTGTTTCCGGTGCATGGGGCGGCGGTAAAGCGTTCCACCGCTGTAAAATCTACTACCCCGCAAATGGTAAAGATAGCGCATTTTTCCGGGTGCATGGGTATAAAATCCCGCTTGATGAATGCATTAGAATGGGGGTTTAATTATGAATTACATTTTCAAAACAACGGCAACAATGAAAGAATACAACAATAAAAAATGGTACATTGACGGCGGTATTGTTTCGGATATGCGTATAAATGCGGATAGCGTGGAAAATGCGCTTGAAATTTACCGGGAACGGGTGAAAGAAAAGCATTATATCAGCATTTCTAAAAATGCCATTAAAAACAAGTCGGAAATGTTCGTTGATACTGACAACGGCGCAAAACAAGTTGGTTATGTTATCACGGGCAAAACAGAATTTGACAGGGGCGATTATTCCGGGTATAGCACACAATATATTGATCTGTGGGTAACAATTCTAACTGTTGTTGATACGGTATTTTAATAGGGCGGTGAAAGCGTGTATTTATTTCTTTTGTTGCTTTTGCTGCCGGTGCAAATCCTGATTGAAATATTGAAATTGAATAAATGAACGCCGCCCCGGTGCTATTCCGGGGCGGTTATTTTTTGCGCTTTTTTCGGCCTGATCTGGGCGGCGTGAATGGGTGACGGGGGCGGGGGATATGCCAGCGGCAGCGAGGGCGGGGTGAGCTGAAAAATACCCGCAAAAAATAAAAAGGCTTATTTACACTTACCTATTGACAATTACATTTACCTATGCTATCTTATATGCAAGAGGTGATCTTATGATGACATTCAAAAACGCAATCGGCTATATCCGAGTCTCCACCGAGCGACAGGCCGATGATGACAAATACGGTATCGAGGTTCAGAAGCAGGCCATTCTTCTCTACGCCAACGACAACGGCTATAACATCGTTGACTGGAAGGTCGATGAAATCAGTGGTGCGAAAGATGACCGTCCCGGTCTGAACGAAATCCTTTATGGGGACGATGTAAGCAATCCCCCTTATGAAGCGGTGATCGTATTCAAGAATGACCGTGTGGCTCGTGATACCAAGCTGTACTTTTATTACCTGTATGTGCTGGAAAAGAAGAACATCAAACTTCTGAGTACGCAGGAGAGCTTCACAGAGGGCAGTGAGTTTGCCAACATCTACCGTGCGCTGCTTCAATTCGTGGCAGAGCAGGAGAGAAAAAACATCGCTCTGCGAACCGGCAAGGGTCGTTCCATCAAGGCTTCCTGCGGTGGGTATAGCGGCGGTCGCCGTCCCTACGGTTACAAGGTAGTTGATGGTGTTCTCACCATTGACGAGCAGGAAGCCCCTATCGTGAAGTTCATCTTCGAGAAGCATGAGGACGGCGTTTCCATGCTGGGTATCACGGAGCTGCTGGAAAAGGCGGGATACCAGACCCGTTCCGGCAAGCGGTTTCAGGTGTCCACCATCAAGAGTATTCTCGGCAACCGCCCTCTGTACGAGGGTATGTATAAATACGGCGACATGAATTGGGTCAAGGGTGTTCATGAGCCGATTTTGAAGACGGAGCGTTAAATATGAAAGATTTATATGGACTTCGCAGCGAAGACATAGATATGCTCAAACAGGCCGGTTACGGTGATGACATATTCTATGTTGGAAATTATGGAATATCCGATGTAACCGGAGAGCAACTTTTCTTTGTTTCGTTCTATACTTCCGAGCAAAAGAATAAAGCCTATAAATATCTTTATGAAAGTAAATGAGGGGTAAGAAAGGTTGGGTGAAATGAAAAAAGTGGCGTGGCTGATAGGGCTGGCGGTTATCACATTTTTCTTTCTGGTCGGGTGTTCCAAGAAGGACTCGGCTGAACCTGTTGCGTGGGATACGGCTCTTTCCGAAGCCGGGTTCACCGATGACGAGATCGCAAGCTATCGGGAACTGTTCGATACCATTGGCGTGACTGATTTTCACGATGTTTCTATCGTAGATAATGACCCGATGACCGTGATTTGTGGTAAAATCTATGACAGCGAGGATTTACAGCTCAATGTGACGCTGGAAAATCGTCAGATCATCTATGTAGAGCTGGCGGGTATCCCTGATACCAAGACCCAAGCCTATTTCAACTGGCGTGGCAAAGTGAAATGGAAGACAGTGAACACGAAAAAGGCGGTTGAGCTGTATTCTGACACCGAGGGCGGCTATTTAGGGGTTCTGGATTGGGACAATAAGACGATTTCGGAGTATGAGGGCTGACATCATGAGGTTTTTTCTCAATGTAATCGGGTATTTCCTGATAATCAGTTCTATTTTGCTGGTTCTGGCGTTTGTGATACCGAAAATTCTATAATCGGCTTCTGCAAGGGCAGGAGTGACAGCCATGACGGGCTATCTGTGTAGAAATACACGGGTAGCTCGTTTTTTGTTGGAAAGGAAATGCACATGAATTATGAAAAACTCTCCGGCTCTATCCGAGCCGTGATCGACCGCCGACCGGGAGATGACGGGGCGTACAGCGACCTCTTTTCTCTATGCCGGGAGTGGGAAACAGAGGATTTCTCGGCGGCGCATAAGGTGAACAAGGAGCTGCTGGCACTCTCCGCAGATCAGGTAGTCCGTGGCGGCGGGGTGAAGTTCTATGAACAGTGGCGGCGGTGTCTTCTCTTTGAAGCACCCCATGATTTTGACTCTTTCATGACCTACATTGAACTCGACCGCAAGCCGGAAAAGCGGTTCTATGCTCCCCGGAAGCACTATCTCAGACCGATGGTGCAGGGGTTTCAAGATGTTCTGGACGGGAAGCTACGCCTTTTGACGATCTCCATGCCGAAACGAGCGGGAAAGTCTCAAACGGGTATCAATTTTGTGAATATGATCTCCGGCAAGTTTCCTGACCGCTCGGCCCTGATGGAAGGGACAGGCGATGATCTTGTAAAGAGCTTCTACAATGGCTGTCTGGAATACCTGACGGTTCCCAACGAATACCTGTTTTACGATGTATTCCCGGACGCACGGCTGGTACAGACCAACGCCGATACGAAGACGGTGAACCTGAAAAGCAAGTCCCGTTTCCCCACCATCATGTGCCGCTCCATTGACGCTCGACAGGTGGGTTTGTCCGAAGCCACCAATGTCCTCTACCTTGATGACTGTGTGGAAGGTCGTGAGGAAGCGAAGAACCGCCAGCGGCTTGATGACAAGTGGGAAGTGATCTCCGGCGATATTATGGGTCGTGCCATTGAAGGTACGCCGATGGTCTTTACCGGCACTCGCTATTCCCTGTATGACCCCATCGGTCGTGTGCAGGAACACGCACAGCGGGAGGGCTGGGCTTGGAGAGCGATTGAGATACCCGCCCTTGATCTCGTGACGGACGAGAGCAATTATGAGTATGAGCGGGAGGGCAAGAAGGTCTTTACCACCGCCTATTTCCGGGAGCAGCGGGAGCTTCTAAGTGCGGAGCAGTTTGAGAGCGAGTTCCAGCAACAGCCCTTTGAAGCGAAGGGTCTGCTGTTCAATAAGGACGAGCTGAACTACTTCTTCGAGCTGCCGAAAGACCGTGACCCGGACACCATCATCGCCGTTGGCGACACGGCGGAAAGCGGCTCGGACTCGACCTCTATGCCGGTGGCGATGATATACGGCAGCGATGTGTATATCGTTGATGTGGTCTTTGATGACTCCCCCGCTGAGGTGACAAAGCCGGAATGTGCCAAGTGCCTGATTGAGAATAAAGTCGCTTCTGCTGTCTTTGAGTCCAACAACGCCGGTCAGTATTATGCCAGAGATGTTGACCAGATCATTCGAGATCGAGGGTACTCCGTGGGTATCCGCACGAAGCGCACGATCTCCAACAAGCAGACCCGTATTGAGTTCGCTTCCGACAACATCAAGAAGAACTTCTACTTCAAGCACCCCTCCACCTACAAGCGGGGCAGTCAGTATTGGAACTTCATGAAGGAAGTGACTACCTACACCCGCTCCGGCAAGGTTCCGCACGATGACGCTCCCGACTCCCTCTCCCTGTTGGAGAACGAAATCCGTATGCTGTCCGGGGGTAAGGTGGAGGTCTTCAAACGGCCTATTTGAGTTCTTTACTTTCACTGTGGCGAATGGTATAATTAAGAGTTTACTATTGACAAGCATTGGAGAGTTTGATACAATGATAAGAGAGAAAATAGGTAGAGGGGAGGTATTCTGTCTTGGGCTGTTTCGGTCGTAAGAAAATCTTTACCGATGTGATGGAAATTACACGAGACAATGTGCTGGACGTGCTGAGAAAGGCACTTATTACGCATTGGTCGAACAAAGCAGATATGGAATATCTCTATGCCTACTACAAAGGCAGACAGCCGATTTTGAACCGTAAAAAGGAAGTTCGCCCTGAGATTCAAAACAATGTGGTCGAGAACCGTGCCAATGAGATCGTATCCTTCAAAGTCGGCTATCTGATGGGCGAACCCATTCAGTATGTCAGCCGAAGCGATGATAAGATGGTTGCCGATAAGATTACCACTCTGAACGGCTACTGTCTTTCCGAGGATAAGGCGGCAAAGGATAAAGAACTGGCGGATTGGTTCCACATCTGCGGCACGGCATACCGCATGGTGCTTCCTGACAGCGTGTTTGAGAAGGAAAGCGATGAAGCTCCCTTCGAGATTTACACCCTCGACCCTCGGTTTGCTTTCGTGGTGTATGCCAATTCCATCGGTGAACCGCCCGTAATGGGTGTGAAGTACATTCAGCGGTCGGACGGTGCGGTGATTTACAGCATTTATACGAAAGACCGCTATTTCGAGGTTGAAAACCAAAGTATGATCGTCCGGGAAGAAGCCCAGTCGCTCGGTATTCCTATTATCGAATACCCGGCGAACAACGCCCGGTTGGGTGCTTTCGAGATCGTCCTTCCCCTGTTGGACGCTATCAATACTGTGGACAGCAACCGTCTTGACGGTGTAGAACAGTTCGTTCAGGCGCTCATGCTGTTTCACAATGTGGACATTTCCAGCGATGATTTTTCCAAGCTGCGAGATGAGGGTGCGCTCAAGTTCAAGGACATCGACCCGCAGTATAAAGCGGAGATCAAGTATCTGACCTCCGAATTGAACCAAAGCCAGACACAAACGCTGGTCGATCACCTCTATAACACGGTGCTGACGATCTGCGGTATGCCAAACCGTAACGGGGGTACTTCCACCAGCGACACGGGTTCTGCGGTCATCATGCGTGACGGTTGGTCGGCAGCGGAAGCCAGAGCAAAGGACTCCGAGCTGATGTTCAAGCTCTCCGAGAAGGAGTTCTTGAAGTTGGTTCTGCGTATCTGTTCCGATCTAAGTGATCTGGAATTGAAGCTGTCCAATGTGGAGGTTCGCTTCACTCGCCGCAATTATGAGAATATCGCTCAGAAAGCGACCGTGCTGACCACTATGCTCAGTAATTCCAAAATTGCTCCGGTTCTGGCCTTTACCCATTGCGGTATGTTCTCCGACCCGCAGCTTGCCTACCGTATGAGTATGGACTACGCCGAGGAACAGGAGAAAAAGGCCGCTGAACTTGCCGCCAAACAGAAGGAGGTTAATCCTGATGGAGAGGGAAATCAGCCTGACCCCGGAAGTGGTCAGAAAGATTGAGGAAATCTTGACTGCGGGAAAGACCGTTGAGATCGCAGAGCGACATGAGAAAGTGGTCGTGTGGGCGGTCAGCAGCAAAAAGAAATACGAACAGCCTATCGCATAGGCGATAGGGACAGCCACTACGGGCTACTGATACCGAAAAGGTATTAGTAGCCCTTTTATTTTTCCTTCCAATGCCCTCGGAGTTTTCGGACAGTCCGTGAAAGCTCGGTCTTTTCGGAGATATGAGAAAGGCGAAGACAATGATTTGACCGCCGCAAGGCGTTGAATAGGCAGAGAAGCCTTAAATCGCAAAACGGAGAGAACCGTAAACACAAAGGTATAGTGCGGAGAAGCACTCTAAAAAGCGCAGAAAGGAACGATTGTATGGCAAAGATTGATGTTTCCACCATTGAGGGGTTTGCAGAGATGACCCCTGAGCAGAAAGCGGAAGCCCTCGCAAACTACGAGTTTCCCGACCCTGACTACACCGGTTATGTGAAGAAAGAGGTCTTTGACAAGACCGCTTCCGAACTTGCGTCTTGGAAGAAGAAGCATAACGAGCTGCTTTCCGAGGACGAGCGCAAGAAGCTGGAAAACGAGCAGATGTTCGAGGAAATGAAGAACAAACTGGCGGGATTGGAAAAGGAGAAGACCGTTTCCAGTTATAAGGCCAGTTTCGCCGCACAGGGTTATCCTGAGTTGCTGGCGACCGAAGCCGCTGCCGCTATGGCAAATGGTGAGATGGATAAGGTCTTTGCCGCACAGAAGAAATTTCTGGAACAGTATGAGAAAGATGTGAAAGCCAAGGTTCTGAAAGATACCCCCAAGCCCCCTGCCGGTGGTAAGGGCGGCGAGATGACCAAGGCTGATTTTCTGAAACTCGACACCAAAGCCCAGTTGGAGTTCATCAAGGAACACCCTGACTGGCAGACAATTTTGAAGTAATTATGGAGGTAAAACACTATGGCTACCTATCTCGGTTTTCCGTTTGACCCTGAGCTGTTTAACTACAACTGGGCAAACGCAAAAGACCCTACTCTGACCGCCATGTTCGAGAGCGGCGCTGTCGCCCCGAACGCAGAGCTGGCACGACTGATCGCTAACGGCTCTGATTTCTACACTCTGCCCTTCTACAAGGTCATCGGCGGCACTCCTGAGAACTACGATGGCGCAACCGACATTACCCTGACCGACCCCGCTGGCGGCGCTCAGAACGGTATCGTGTTCGGTCGTGCGCACGGTTGGAAGGAGAAGGACTTCATCGTTGACTACAACAGCGGTGCCGACCCCATGCAGCAGATCGTGTCTCAGGTGTCTAAGTATTGGCAGAAGCAGCGCCAGTCCATCATGCTGAAAATCCTCAATGCGGTTTTCGGCGTGACCGGCAGCGGTGACTTTGCCGGTTGGGCAAACCACACCACCGACCTGTCTTCCGCTTCCACTACCGTTGGTGACGCAAACAAGATGGGTGCGACCACCATTGGTGACGCTATCCAGAAGGCCGTGGGTGACAATCAGGACGCTTTCCAGCTTGTGTTTATGCACAGCAAGGTCGCTACGAACATGGCTGGCCTGAAACTGCTGGACTTCCTGAAATATACGGACGCTAACAATGTGGAACGCCCCCTGCGTATCGGCACCGTGAACGGTATGACCGTTATCGTGGACGATGGTTGTCCCACTACTGCCGCCACGAGCGGTGAAGGTGCTAAGGCAGCGACCTACACCACCTATGTCCTTGGTCTTGGCGCTATTCAGTATGCTCCGGCTCCGGTGAAGGTTCCTTCCGAACTGACCCGTGACGCTCTCAAGGGCGGCGGCTATGACGCTCTGGTGACTCGTATCCGTGAAACCATGCACCCCAACGGTTTCAGCTTCACCAAGCCCGCTTCCGGCTACACCGCTTCCCCCACGGACGCTCAGCTTGCGGCTTCCGCCAACTGGTCTATCGTGGCTGACCCCAAGACGATTGCGCTGGCGAAGATCATCACCAACGGCTAAGGAGGTTCACCATGTTCTATGTTTCTGACGGAAAAGTGTATGTGCGGGAGGGAGATCACTTCCGTAATGTGGGCTTTACCGCAAAGGACAAGGTGATTACTCGGCGTGAACTGGAAAGTACCTCTGTGGTGATGGGTACGGTGGTTGTTGATACCCTCGACAACCCCGTAGCCCTCACCCGTGAGGAAATCATTACCAAGTTCAATCTGTCCGAGGAAAATCCCATCCCCGTTATCAAGAAGTCCCGCAAGAAGTCCGAAGAACCCGCTGAATGACAGGAGGTGGAAAGCATGACGGACGCTGAGAAGTTGAAAATGGTGAAAGCCATGACCGGCGAAACAGACGAGGAAACGCTTTCCACCTACCTTTCTATCGCCGGAAACAAGGTGTGCCGCAAGGCATACCCCTTTGACCCCACCGTGACCGCTGTTCCTGACCAGTACGCTCACATTCAGGTGGAGATCGCCGTGTATCTGCTGAACAAGCGGGGAGCCGAAGGGCAGACCACTCACAGCGAGAACGGTATTTCCCGCTCCTACGAAGACGGTGATGTGCCGCCTACGCTGCTGAGGGACATTGTTCCCTTTGCCGCCGTGATGGGAGGTTGAGTGCATGAGGACGCTGAACCGCAACAAATCGCCCTTCTGGTATCTGCTGTATAACAGCAAGGCTCCCGCCAAGGACGAGTACGGCAACGAAACCGGCGAGGAACTGGTGGTTTACAAGCCTGCCGTGGCGATGAACGCCAATATCTCGGCGGCGACCGGCTCCGCTCAGGTGGAGCAGTTCGGTAATTTCGCAGGGTACGACAAGGTGATCGTCACCGATGACCTGAGCTGCCCCATTGACGAGAATACCGTGCTGTTCATTGACAAGGAACCGCAGTATGACGAGGACGGGAAACCGCTCTACGATTACATGGTCAAGCGGGTCGCCAAGTCTCTCAACTCCATTTCCTATGCGGTCAGTAAGGTGACGGTATCGTGAGTCAGACGATCAATGTTCCGCTCTCCGGGAGAGGAATTGAGCGGCTGATACGGGAAACCGAAAACCGGAAGAACCGGCTTCAAGAGCGGACTGCGGTCTTTCTCGACCGGGTGGCGCAGGAGGGCTTAGAGATCGCTTCCGCCAAGTTCGAGCGGGCTGTTTACGATGGCACCAACGATGTTTCCGTGACGGTGGAACCCCGTGGGAACAATGTTCGAGCGGTGGTGGCGACAGGTGGGGCTACCCTGTTTATCGAGTTCGGTACAGGTGTGACCTACCCGGACGATCACCCGGAAGCGGGAGAACTCGGCATGAAGCGTGGCGAATACGGTCAGGGTCACGGCAAGCAGCACTCTTGGGGTTATTACGGCGACCCCGGCACGAACGGAGTGCTGAAAGAAAAGAAAAATGGCGGGTTTGTGGTCATCACCCACGGCAACCCCGCCAATATGCCGATGTACGAAACGGTAAAGGAGCTGCAAGACCGGCTCACGGAAATTGCGAAGGAGGTATTTTCATGATTGATGTGGAGAGTCAAATCTACACGCCGATTGCGGAAGCCCTGAGAGCGCAGTTTCCCGGTATCTTGGTCAGTGGCGAGTATGTCAATGCCCCTACCCGTTTCCCCTATGTGAGCTTGGTGGAGCAGGATAACTACACCACGGAAGCTCACATGGACAGCGGCGATACGGAGAGGTTCGCCACGCTGATGTACGAGGTGAATGTCTACTCCGATAAGGCAGGCGGTAAGAAATCCGTTTGCCGAAAGATCATGAGGTTTGTGGACGATCTCATGTACGCCAAGAATTTCCGGCGTATTTCTCTGTCCCCGGTTCCCAATTTGGAGAACGCAACAATTTACCGTCTGGTTGCCCGATACAAGGCTGAAACGGACGGAACCACTCTTTATAGGAGGTAAATGAAATGGCTATTTCCACCTACAAGGTTTTTCTGATGAAGAAAGCCGACACTGGCGAACAGTGGAGCAAGCTGATCGACATTAAGGAGTTTCCTGACCTCGGCGGAGAACCCGAAATGCTGGAAACCACCACCCTGAGCGACAATATGCAGACCTACATCGCCGGTATCCAGTCCCTCGATGGTCTGTCCTTTACCGCCAACTACACGCTGGCTGATTTCCAGACCCTCAAGGCTTTGGAAGGCAAGAAGGTCAGCTATGCGGTCTGGTTTGGCGGCACCGAGAGCGATGGCACTGTTACTCCCGATGGCTCTAACGGCAAGTTCAGCTTTGACGGTGAGCTGTCCGTGTATCCCGTGGGCGGCGGCGTGAACGAAGTGGTGAACATGAACATCACCATCGCTCCTTCCACCCCTATCGCTTTCTCCGCAACCTAAGACACCAACAATCGCCGTATTGATAAGGAGGATTTATCATGGCAAAGCAGTTGACGATCAATGACCCTACTACCGGCGTGACTTACACGCTGGAATACACCCGCAAGACCGTTGAAGCGATGGAGAAGAACGGCTTTGTTGCTGCCGATGTGGAGCGCAAGCCGATGACCCTGCTTCCGGCTCTGTTTGCCGGTGCGTTCCTCGCCCATCATCGGTTCGTGAAGCGTGATGTGATTGACAACATTTACGCTCGTATGAACCACAAGGACGAGCTGATTGCCGCTCTGGTAGAGATGTATAACGACCCCCTGCTGAGTCTGCTGGACGAGCCTGAGCAGGAGGGCAACGAGGGAAACCTGAGCTGGAAGACCGGCTGGTAAGCGACCGATCTTCCAGAAGTGAGGGGGGCGGCGGCGACCATCGCCCCGCTCCCCTTCTCGCTTACACACCAAAGTTTTATGAGGTTTTCCCGTACTATCTTTCCATCGGCATGACCTATGAGCAGTTTTGGGAACAGGATTGCGAATTGGTGAAGTATTACCGAAAGGCGGCACAGATCAGGCAAGACCTGAGAAATCAAGACGCTTGGCTCCAAGGAGCTTATTTTTACGAAGCTCTTATTGACGCTGCCCCGGTTCTTCGTACTTTCGCCAAGAAGGGAACCAAGCCCACGCCGTATCGGGAAAGCCCCTATGAGCTGTTTAGTCGGCAGGACAAGAAACAGCAGAAGCAGCTTCAAGAAAAACACGATGACCAAGCCAAGGCATACATGGAAGCCTTTATGGTATCGGTCAATAAGAAATTTCAAGAGAAAGGTGGTGGCGTAAGTGGCTGACAATGTGGAAATTCAGGGGTTGGAGTTTCAGATCGTCAATGACAGTACGCAGGCGGTCGCAGGGCTTCAAAACCTGATTAACACGCTCAATCGTTTGAAAACCGCTACCAACGGCGGCGCAACGGGTCTGAGCAAGACCGCTCAGGGTATTCGGGAGCTTTCCAATTCTCTGAAAGGCTTGAACAGCGGTGACGCTTCGCAGAAGATCACCCGGCTTACCAATGCGCTGACCGCTTTGAGTCAGGTTGGAAATGTGAAGATTTCTTCCTCCATCGCCAACCAGCTCACAGCAATCAACACCGCTCTCGCTGGTCTGAAATGGACGGACGGCGACAAGCTGACTTCCCTTGCCAACGGTTTACGCCCTCTCTCTGAGTTGGGTAAGGCCAATATGACCACCTTTATCAATCAGCTCTCCAAGCTGCCGAAGGTGATCGAGGATTTGGAAGCGGCGGACATTGACAAGTTCACACAGCAGATGACCGCTCTTGCCGCCGCCATGAAGCCTTTCGCCGATGAAATGCAGAAGGTGTCCAACGGCTTTTCGGCGTTCCCGTCCAAAATCCAAAAGCTGATTACCAGCACGGAGAAATACAACGCTTCTGCCCGTAAAGCAACCTCTACTACCGGGAAGTTCACGAGCGGATTGAAAGCGTTGAATGTCGCCGCTGTTGCAATCACTTTCCGCAAAATCGGTCATTTCATCGCACAGGCGGTCACGGAGTCCAACAAGTATCAAGAAGACCTGAACCTGTTCACGGTCGCCTTGGGGCAGTATGCCGCCGAAGCTCAAAACTACGCTGAAAAGGTATCCGATGTTATGGGTATTGACCCGGCACAGTGGCTCCGCAATCAGGGCGTTTTTAACACGCTGCTGACCGGTTTCGGTGACACGGCTGAACGAGCGCAGCTCATGAGCCAAAACCTGACACAGCTCGGCTACGATATTTCTTCCTTCTTCAATATTTCCATTGAAGACGCAATGCAGAAGTTACAGTCCGGTATTTCCGGCGAGTTGGAACCTCTGCGGCGCTTGGGCTACGATTTGTCGCAGGCACGATTGGAGCAGACCGCTTTGAACCTTGGTATCAAGGAAAGCGTTGCAAACATGACGCAGGCAGAAAAGGCCGAGCTGAGATATTACGCCATTATGACTCAGGTAACGACCGCTCAGGGCGATATGGCGAGAACGCTGGAAGCTCCCGCAAACCAGTTTCGTATCTTGCAGGCACAGCTTACACAGGCCGCACGAGCGATCGGTAACATCTTCATTCCGGCACTGAACGCAATTCTTCCCTATGCAATCGCTGTTGTTCAGGTCATTCGGGAGATCGCCGATGCCCTTGCCAACCTTGCAGGGTTCAAGCTAACCGATGTGGACTATTCAGGAGTGAATAACGCCGCTGCCGGAGCTGGGTCTTTGGCTGATAATCTCGATGACGCTGCCGGTGCTGCCAAGAAGCTGAAACAGTACACCGCAGGCTTTGACGAGCTGAATGTCTTTGCTCCCAACACGGGAAGCGGTTCCGGGGCGAGTGCTGGTGGCGCAGGTGGATTTGATTTCGATTTGCCCACCTACGATTTCCTTGGTGACGCTGTGCAGACCCGCATTGGTGAAATCAAGAAGATGATTGAGGACACTCTCGCAGAGATCACTACGATTGTTTTCGGCTTTATGCTGGCGGTAGGTGCAATTTTGGTCGTAACCGGCGTGAATATTCCGCTGGGTGTCGGCCTGATGGCGGCGGGTGCGGTCGGCCTTGCGGCTACCGTTGGACTGAATTGGACTGCTATGAGTAGCGAACTGGCAAGTACGCTGGCTCTCATTACAGGTGTTGTCGGCGGCTTCCTGCTGGCTCTTGGCGCAATTATGGCGTTCTCCGGGGCGAACCTTCCTCTTGGTATCGCTTTGATGGCCTTGGGCGGGGCAAGTCTTGTATCTGCCGCTGTTATCAACTGGCATAACAGCGACCGGCACCTCACTGACGCTTTGACCACCTTAACGGGAGTTCTGGCGGGTGCTTCTCTGGCGGTAGGCGCTATGTTGGCCTTTACCGGGGTCGCAACCGGGCTGGGTATTGCGCTGATGGCTGTTGGTGCTGTCACGCTTGTATCTGCCGCAGCTCTGAACTGGAACAGTATCCCGGACGCTCTGGCTTCTCCCTTGTCCAGAGTAGGATTGCTGGTCAGTGGAGCAACCTTGGCACTCGGCGCTATCCTCGCTTTCTCCGGGTGTATGCCCCTCGGCATTGCGCTGATGGCGATTGGTGCTACTTCTCTGGTTTCCGTAATGGCTCTCAACTGGAATGGCCTGAGCGATGAAATCCAGAATGTGATTGCCATTATTACCACGGTCGTATCTGTGGCGTTCCTCGCTATCGGTGCGGCGCTGGCGTTCTCCGGGGCGAATATCCCGTTGGGTCTGGCTCTGCTGACGGCGGGTGCGGTCACAATGGGTACGGCTATCATGCCGAACTGGAATGACCTCTCCGACAATGTTCAGCAGAAGATCAGCATGATTACCACCGTTGTCGGCGGCGCTCTCTTGGCGGTCGGCGCTATCCTTGCTCTAAGCGGAGTCGCCCTTCCTCTCGGCCTTGGCCTGATGGCGGCTGGTGCATTGAGCCTTGGCGCTGTTGCTACCCTGAATTGGGATTTTGTGGTTAATTCCATTAAGAAAGTCGTATCGGTCATCACGGGTATTCTCAGCGGCGCATTGATCGTTCTCGGTGTCCTGCTGTGCCTGAGCGGTGCGGGTGTTGGTCTTGGTCTTGCGGTACTGGCGGCGGGTCTGTCCCTGTCGTATGCGGCATGGACGCTGGACGATAACCCCATTACTCGCTTTGTGCGACAGATGGCGAACTCCATCATTGGACTTGTGAACGGTGTCATTGACGCAATCAATGATATGTTCCACATTCAGTTCAACGGTCTGTCTGTTATGGGTATCATGCTTATTCCGGCGTTTGATATTCGATTGGTGGATATTCCGCACATTCCGTTCTTTGAAGACGGCGGTTTCCCGAATGAAGGACAGCTCTTTATCGCCCGTGAAGCGGGTGCGGAAATGGTCGGTGCGATGGGACGCAGAACGGCGGTTGCCAACAATGACCAGATTGTTGAAGGTATCTCCGCAGGCGTGTCCGTTGCCAATGACGGTGTGATCGCTGCCATTTACGCTCTGCTGAATGTCGTTGAGGAAAAGGACTTCTCCGTGAATATTGGTGACAATCAGATCGGTGAGTCTTATGACCGTTATAACCGAGCCAGAGGTGTTCGTGTGAATACCGGCGCTTTCAGTAATGCCTACTAAGGAGGGCTGAGGAAATGCAAAGTTTCATTACAATCAATGGCACAAAGTTTCCTCAGCCCCGCAGGGGCTTAGAGCTGCTGTCTGCCACTATCGTAGACTCTGCCAGAAATGCCAACGGCGTTGTGGTAGGCCAGAAGGTCGGCAGAGATCAACAGAAGCTCAACAACCTCTTTTGGGGCTATCTGACAGCGGAACAGTGGTCTGCCATGTTGCAGATTTTTGACAAGAACTTCTTTGTGACGGTCACTTATCCCGACATGGTAAACAACCGCTGGACAACCAGAAAGATGTACCCCGGCGACCGCACGGCAACCCCGTACCATCTTGACCCGAACACGGGGCTTCCTGCGGACTACATCAACTGCAAAGTCAACATCATTGACTGCGGCGAACCGTTCTAAGGAGGTGCAGCCGTGAAACAGGTAAGCAACGCTTACAAGCTGTCGATGAAGTCTTTGCTCCGTGAGCAGTCCTTTGTGGAGATCACCTTCTCTCAGGTGGACACAGCAGCGGCAACAGACGGTAATTGGGTCAGCAACGGGGCGCAGAGCTATTCCGAGTTCGACACGCTGGACTACGGATATGATTATCAGGAGTCCTATGCGGCGTTGGAGCTGAACCGGTGGGCGCTGGACGGAAATACGGTTATCGTTCCTTCTTCCGGGACGATGTATGACGGCTTTGTTTCGAGCCACATGAGTAATGCTGAGGGCAAGTTTACCACCCCTGCGGTGCTGACCCGTGCTTTCAGCAATCCTCATACCTTCCCCGGTATCACCCTGACTTTTGACACTCGCTATCAGGAATGGCCTGACACCGTGACAGTTGATTTCTACCTGAATGGTGCGGTGCTGGAAAGCCTGACCCTTCCCGTAGAGGGGACAGAGTTGGTCATCAACACGAAGGTCGCTTCTTGTGACAAGATCGTGTTGGCAATGGGGAACACCCTTCCGTACCGCCGACCTCGGTTGCAACAGGTTCTCTACGGTGTGCAGAAGAAATTCGGAAACGATGACATTGTTTCTATCAAGGAGTCTCACGATGTAGACCCGCTCTCCCGCAGACTGCCGCAGGAAACCATGCAGTTCGTTCTTTTGGACTACGAACACAATTACGACCCGGATAACCCGAAAGGCATTTATGCCTATCTGGATAAGAAGTCACCGATTTCTCTCCGATACGGTTATATGCTTCCCACGGGCAAGGTCGAGTGGCTGAAAGCGGACAAGTATGTGCTGAACAGCAAGCCGAAAGCTGCCAAAAATCAGGCCACCTTTACGGGTACAGGTCTGGTTGGAAGTATGACCGGAACCTTTTACAAGAGTAAGCTCGGTTCCAAAAACTTCTACGACATGGCTGAGGAAGTGCTTTTGGACGCAGACCTGACGCTGACAGCGCAGGGTACGCACCCTTGGGTGATTGACCCGGCCTTGAAGCAGATGTTCACAACGGCGGCACTCCCCATTGACTCGCACATGAACTGTCTGCAACTGATCGCTCACGCCTGCCGCTGCCGCCTGTTTACAGACGATGACAATATCATTCATATCAAGCCTTTTGGCGTGACTGTGGTTGGTATTTACAGCGGCGTATGGGCGGATAACGGTCATCTGTGGTACAGCGAGTGGGACACTGTTGACCGTGGCAATAAGGTCGGTAACACCTATGCGGCGTTGGAACTGAACCGCTGGACACTGGACGGTGGAGATCAGGTCATTGTCGAAGACGCCGACCCCTCCGGTCGAGGGTTTATCAGTGAAGCGATGACTGCGGCAGATGGCACTTATACCACGAAGCCGACCTTCACCAAGACCTTTGATGTTTCTCACGACCTTCCCGTGTTGGCTCTCCGCTTTGATACCCCCTTGGACGAGTACCCCACCTCTATTTGGGTGAAGTATTATGCCGGGGCGAAGCTGCTGGACACGCAGACCGTGACGGGTATCACTTCGGCGGAGGTGTTTGTCAACAGCGAAGCGGCGATTGACTGTACCAAGATCGAGGTAACGATGGACGGTGGTCTGCCGTACCGCCGTATGCGGGTGAGCAAGCTCTACTACCGTGAAACGGACTTCACGCTGGACTTTGACTCGATTGGCAAGGACTCCCAAGCTATCGCAAAGATCGACCAGCTCAAAGCGGTGTCTATCGCCAAGTATGCGTACACGGCGGCAAATGACACCACCAAACTTTTCGAGGGAACGACCACCGAAACTCAGCTTCATGTCGAGTTCTCTGGTCTTGCACAAGATGTTTCTATCTCTGTTTCTGGCGGTTCGTTGGTATCCTCCAACATTTACGCCAGAGCTGCGGATTTGGTGTTATCCTCCGGCACTAAAACCGTAGTTGTTACCGGCAAAACTCTATCTGAGAACTCGGTGGTCGTTTCCTATCCCGTAGCTCTCGATGGAGAAATCGACAAGGAGGAAAATCCCCTTATCACCAACGATACGATGTGCGCCGCTCTTGCCGATCAGGTAAAAAAGTATCTTCAAATGCAGAATACCTATCAGGTAAGCTACCGTGGCAATCCTGAGTTGGAAGTGGGCGATGTGATTGGCTTGCAGACGCTCTACACCGATGAAATGGACGCATTGATCTTGGTGGACGAGATCACATTTAACGGCTCTCTGAGCGGAAAGTTGAAGGTGAAAGGTCTGATATGAGTATTATTGATAATCTCGTCTATGACCGCACACAGGCCGATGTAGACAGGGTTTTTACCCTGAAAAACAAAATCCTCACGGAAGGGCTTTCGAGCCTTTCCGCTGAGGAAAAGACCGAGTACATGGCTGGCATGAAGGGTGCTTACAATTACGGGGACATGAACCGTGTAGGGCAGGCGGTAGCCTATATCGCCAACCGCATGACTTCTCTCCCCGGACAGTTGGCGGCATACCGAGCGGAGAAAGGAGTCGCTGATGACCCGATCTACCAAGTTCCGTATGACCCTTCCTCGGTGGTGGTTGCGGCAAAGACGAATTGGGCGATGGGTGATACGCCCACCCAATCTCTCGTGAAAGCCTACTTGAACAACCTGACGGTTCTCCGAAAGCAGCTCACACTTCCCCCGGACGCACCGCTGGTTCCGAGCAGTCTGGACAATCTCACTTTTTCCACGGCAAACAACATTGAATATCTCCTGTATGTCATCGACACAACACTGACCGAGGTAGAAACCGAGCTGTATTCCAAAATTGACCGCACGGTATACGCTTTCGCCCATGTTGGCCTGTATAACTGCGGAGAGTAAGGAGGAAATTTCATGAAAGATACTGTCATCAAGGGCAACGGTAAGTCCCGTTCTATTAAGGCTCCTACCGATATGCCTGCAACCTTCGAGGAATGGCGCACACAGCTTCTCGCCGGAACCGCTACCCTCGACATTGGTTTGAACGCCGCAGGCTGTGATGTGGTCGGCACAGCCATGAGCAAGGCAAATCTGCTGTCCGACACCACCAAGTCGGCACTGGAACTGAGCGGCAGCGACCCCACGGTGAATGACGCTTTGTACGCCCTGAGCCAGAAGGGTTCCCCTGCCGAGGTGCGTGTCATCGCCGATACAGGCTCGACCGTTACCATGAGCAGGGGCGGTAAAACCCTGACCGGCAAGGTTGCTTCGACCGGATATGCCACTCTGTATCCTACCGAATTGGGTGACTGGACTATCGTGTTTACTTACAACGGTTCTCAGAAAACCAAGGTTTACACGCTGGAAGTCATCGGTATCGTGTATGTCTATCCCTTTGTAGTTGGTGCTACGCTGGAAGCTACCTCTTGGGACAACATCGCCGCTGTTTCCAAGTTCGGTCAAGCTCCGAACTACTGGAAGGTCGGTGACAGAAAGAATATCACCGTCAACGGCGTGACCTATGCGGCGCAGATCATCGGCTTTGACCACGACACTCTGACTACCGCAGACGGTAGCCGCACTAAGGCGGGTATTACCTTCCAGTTGGTTGACTGCCTGAAAACCACCTACCCCATGAACGACTCCAATACCAATGTGAACGGCTGGCGTGGTTCCAAGATGCGTACCTCCACGATGGCAACGCTGCTGAACCAGCTTTCTTCCGACCTGAAAAGCGTATTGAAGTTCGTCAATAAAGTGACCAGTAAGGGTAATAACCAGTCTGCCTTAGAAACCACCTCCGACAAGCTGTTCTTGCTGTCCGAGATCGAAGTCTTTGGTGCTACTCAGTATTCTTACGCTGGTGAGGGTAAGCAATACGAGTATTACACCGCTGGCAACAGCACCATTAAGAAGGTCAATGGTTC